AAACTAACTTTCTGCCTTCGTAGAATAGCGAGTATGGTTTCGTAAAATCCAAGTTCCATAAATATTCACAAACTCCATTAACTCACCGGGAGATAATACCCCAACTTGGGTATAGGAAGATTTTGTACCCTTTACGACCGTACAGGGATATGATGATGAATTATATAACGCACAATTATACCCGTTATGGTCTTCGTTGGCCTCCATTAAAACCCCGAATTGTGCTCCGGCGGTCAAGGCCATGTAGCAATTTTCGGAAACTGCCAACACCGTAGTAAATTGCAAAGGCGGGCAGTTGGTTTTTGTATATATCGTTTTATACGACCCGCTCGTTTCAAAGTAATTGGAAACGCATCGTCCGTCCTTATATACTCGGAACTTGGCCCGGTTGCCCTCCATTGCAGAGGGCGTTTTCGCGGTAAAGTCGATTCCGGTATTGCGTTGATAGGTTTCGCCCGTTGTGGATAATGCGAAAATTTGCGCCCCTACGATATTCGTTACAGTTCCTACGACAGAGCCTTTATTGTCGAAACAATTATCCCCATTGCTCGGCGTCGCGCTTTGGGTGTAGATATGGGTATAGCTATTGCTTGTCCATCCGTAATACTCTACATTCCCTTGTTGCGCTCCTGCGAATATCAACGGATAATCGGATTCTCCGGTGGGATTATAACCGGCCATAGCAGCTGCTACATTCTGTTCCGTATCGCGTACACCTATAAATCCGGAAAGGGCTACACCGCCTTCTATTTCTGTTCTTGCATCCTTAAAAGCATCTCGCAAATATTCTATGTCGCTTTGTTCCAATTCAGCAACATCCTTTAATGTCCCGTCAGACGCACGAAATTTAATGTTCCCCCCAATCTCTCCGGCGTCTAAGTCGAAATAAGTTTGTCCGTCGCCACTTTGAATCCGCCCCGTAGCAAGGAAACGACCGTTAATTGTCGTTGCGCCATAAGTTAGGGCGATAAGACGCGCCGGCCGGTTCCCGTCGGTATCGGTTATCACGCTGCTAAGGCTCCCTATCAAGAAATAATAATATGTAGGGTCGCCGTCTACCGCTCGCTGTACTGTGTCGAAAACGATGTTTCCGGCCGTTCCTGTCTTTTGGCAACGGGCGTATATGTAATAGACCGTTCCGCTTACAAGGTTCGAAAAGGTGGCCGTATTTAGCTGCCAACTTTTTACGGTTTCCGCTATCGTATAGTGAACCAACGTACCGCCTACCACCTTTACCGTATTGGGATTCCCTTCGTAGTTCGGTTCAAAGCGGGTGTTCTGTAATACGAACTGCTGGGAACGTGCGCCGGTGGCTAACATGGTCGTTTCAATCGAAAGCGGCTTTATCTTCTCGCTGTAATAGTGTCCTTCGGGGTCGAAAACATTAGCTAATACTTCTTGGCTGGCTTTCCAATTGCGGCGGGCCTTCGACGGGTCGGCAAGGTCGTTTATCTCTATAACATTGTCGATTTTCTGCAAGTCTTCGATAACGCGGGTTATCGTCGTTTTGGTTACGCTGTCGCCCAAGGTTATATTATACTTGTATTCCCGCAGCAAATCGCGCGTAAAGGCCGTAATTCGTACCGATTTGTTTACGCCTATGTCTTCATCTTCCACTGGGATATAATCGCCGACGGCAAAAAGGTTTACTACGGTCAGTTCGCCGGCGAACTGACGTATAAAATTTTCGTCGATACTTAACCCGTACTGTACTTGCGGCTGGCTGTATTCGGTTATTGCCTTGTTGCCTTCCGCAAGGAGTTTGTTTTCCGCGTCGGTCTTGTAAGTGTCCGGCAAATTTATATCCGTGAAGAAATACTTATCGCCTACGCCGAACTGAAACGCCGCACTTGTTTCGCTGGGGAACTTCATGCCGTTTTCGTCCGTGAACGGTACTACCTGTATTTCCTTCGTCGCGTGGTCGTACTTGTGTATGTCAAATTCATAGCCGGCCAAGTTTCCGGTAGTGAACTTTACCTTTGCAGTAGCTCCGTCGATAAGCCACTTTGTATTACCCGCGCTATCCTTTTCGTTAAGGTCGAAGTTCATAGTAGCGTCCTTAAAAGCATAATACGCGCTTCCGGCGGCTGTTACTTCGCCGTAGCGTTCGGGTCTGATGTCGTCGAATATCTTTGTATTCTCCTTCAACCCGTAAGCCGCAATAGCGGCCGCGTCCTCGATGTAGGAAGCGTTTTTAGCTTTGCCCGGAAGACAAAGACGGGTATAACGGTATTTGTCCCCAAGGTTGCTACTACCGCCGTAGACGTATAGCCGGGTAACTACGTTCTTGGAATTGATGTTTTGGCGCGTTAATTCGTAAAGCCCGCCGGTACGTCCGTACCGGAAGGTATAGGGGAAGTTTACCCCGGCCGTTTTGATATTGAGCGTACGAACGCCGTTAGCTTGGGTAATCTCAAATTCGGTGCTGTACTGTTCGCAAAGGTCTTGCAACACTTCCAAACAATTCTTTTCCGTATAGGTAAGCGTTTTATACTCCGTATTGGCCGGATAAACGCCTAACACCCATTTACCCGGATATACGCGGGTAAGGTTCCCGATAAGAATACCTAAGAAGTCTTCTAAATCGCCCGTAAAGCTATCTAATACGGTATCGTCCGGTAACAAAAATTGCACGTCGATTAACTCGTACTGTACGCCTTCGAAAGTAAGGGTATATTCGAAATTCCGGTTTCCGGTCTTCTTAATGCCCGGAAGCTGGTTAAGGGTATAAGTCTTCCCGTAAACGTCTATTTGGTCGCCCAAGTGGAAGGTTAAGGGCGTGGCACTTTTTACGGTTATCGCCACCGTATCCGCCCCTAACAGCGTAATACTTTGTTCGGCCTTGGTAACTCCGGACTTACGCGCCCGCGAAGTCAATAGGGCCGTAGTCCCGTCCGGGTGTCTTACTATAATTTGTTCCATACGATAATACCGTTAGTAGTGAAACTTTCTATTTCTTCGATAACTCCGGCGACAATGGCGTAAAAAATTCCGTCGGTCGTGTATTCGTGACTCGCTGTTACGTCGGTTCCGTAAACGTCGTTCGTTTGGGTTCCGTCGCCCCAAAAGATAGTAACCGCCTTCTTGCTGGTTAGGGTAATCGTTAGCGTTTTCGTATCATTGCTTAAACGCTGGTGCCGTACGATACGCTTTACCGGGTCGGGTTCCTTCAATTTCAAGGTAAAGGTTCCTACCATAAGGTCGTCGTTCCAACGTTTGTTAATGGCTACCCCGTTCTCGTTATAGACTTCGTAAAGCAACGGTTTCGTAGGGTGTATATCTACCATAAGCCGCTGGGTGTTGGGCCGGTTGAATACGTCCAAGAAGTCGTTTAGCTTCGTAACAAAGTCTACCTTCCCGTTCGCTTTCATAAAGCAATTAAGGGCTATTTCGCGGGGTTGCAGTATCTTGTTTTCAAGGTCTACTATCTCCCCGTGATAATCCGGCCAATCAACGGAAACCGGGGTTTTCATTTTGGGACGGTCAAGAAGGCCGTTACTTTCGCTTACATAAATATCCCAAGCCTTAAAATCGGTTCCGTCTATACTGTAAGCCAATTGCGCCACCGTAGCAATACTTTCGGTAATTTCTTCCTGCGGCAAGGCGGTATTATATACCTTAACTTCGTCGATACAACCGTACCCGTTGGCGGTCGTATAGATGTCTTGCAGGATAGCGAAACCGGTAGGCTGGGCGGGTAGCGTAATGGTCTGCACCAATGCCGTATCAAGGTAAATGCGGATTGTTAGGCCCTCTTTGACGATAGCCCAATAGCCCCAAGTATCGGCCGCAAGGTTAAACCACGCTTCCGTATAACCTTCTATGGCTTCCCTGCGGGCAAAGAATCCGATACGCTTACCTGTAAAGCCGTCCGGGAAGGCTGAACGCTTCAACCAGGCAAGCAGGGTAAAGTTCCCGGTAAGGGGAATTACGTTTTTGTCTATATCGCAATGCCCGTTACCGTCGAACTTTATACAATTGCCTTGCTTTCCGCCGGTAAAATCTGCTTCTACTACCGTACCGTCCGCCCGTGTCTTGCTGTAATCGTAAGCAATGGTAGAACCGGCCGCTTCATCGAAGGGCATATTTAGGATAATGTTACTTTCGTCTGCCATATCAATACGTTTTAGTCGTTTTTCGAATAACTTTTATTATCGCGTTACCTTCGCCGTCGCCGGTGGTAGTCGTCAAGTTCCCGCCGTAGTGGTTTACGCAAATCTTCGCGTTATCCCGTGCTTCTACTTCTACGGTGGTATCGTCGAATACGTCTACCATTACGAAGGAATTACCGGTAGCAAGAACCTTTAACCGGCTTTGGTGCTTTGCGAATACCTGCCCTACGTTCCAACCGTCGTAAGTGGCGGTACCCTCGCAACGGCCAAGGGCTACTACGTGCCGGAAGTTTCCTGCCGTAATAGCTTGGTCGAGGAACACGCCGTAGGCTTCGCAAGTACCTACGAAGTGCTGGCGTATAAATTCGTTGCTGGGGTACTCGTTGCTTAGGCAAAAGTCGATACCTTCAAGGTACATTTTAATAAGTTCGTCTTTCCCTTTGGTATCTATAAGGCGGCCGTACCATTCTTCGCAAATGCCTTTCTTTTTGGCGTCGCGGGCCAATCGTTTATTTACTTCCATATCGCTACATTGTTATTCCTTGCGCCCGTAACGGGTCGGACGCGCTTCCCGAAGTATTCTTTTCTATCTGTTCAAGGTGCCGGTTCGATACGCTTAATTTGCCGTCGATGTTGGCAAGGTGTATAAGCTGCTGGCGCAAGATTTCTATTTCCTGCACTTGGTTTACACGTACGGCGTTCGTTTGTCCGGCCAATAAATCTATACTTTCTTGGCTGGCTCCCTTAATTGCACCGGATAGGCTCGTAGTAGGGTCGCCGTTATCGTCCAAGTCCTTAAACAAATCTTCGTACAACTTCAAGGCTTCGGCGTACCCTTGGGCTATTGATTTTACTCTATCCTTAAACCGTTGCTGTTCTTCCGGGGTCAAGCCGTCGAAGGAACCGCCGCCTTCATCGTTAAAACCCATATCGCGCTGCAACTGCTTTACGGCATTTTGTAGCTGCTGTTCGAGGAATTGTTTTTTTAAGGCGTTCTTTACGGCATTACCTAATACCTGGTTCGTAACCTTTTCAATCGCGCTTTTTACTTTGTCGCTGTTGAAGCCGTCGGAGTAGGCTTCGGCTATCGCGTCGGACAATTGCGTAGCCAAGTCCTTTGCCGAAGTCTGCGTTACGCTTTCCGTAATTTCGGCTATGGTGTCTTCGATTTGGCGGCCTAATTCTTCGTACTGCTCCTTATATTGGTTTACCTTACCACTATCGGTTTTTTTCTTGCTTTCTTCCGCTTCCCACATAGCCCGCAAGTGCGCGCGTTGTTCGCGCATATTGTTAATAAGGGCCTTTTGGTTATCGTAAACCGATTCGCCTAACGCCTTATCTACGGCGTGTTCAAGTGCTTTGTAGGCGCGTTCCAATTCTTCGACGGCAGCAGCGTGTTTCTTAATGGCTCGTTCGGCCTTACGGTCGCGGGAGTTGAACAGGTCAAAGACGGAAGTTAGCATACCTACGGCTCCCTGTATCATTTGGGCCGGGTTCATAGTTGCGTACCCCTGTGCCATTTGCCCTATTCCGTCCACAATTCCGCCTACGTCCCCTAAAATAGCTTGGGTTTCGTCGTCCATAGAACCTCCCATTTTCTCAATAGCACCCGTAACCGCGTCGAACGAACCTTTTACCAAATCGGCCGTAGCCCCTACGCCTTTGAATACTTCGGATAGGTTCGCTTTACTTGCGTCCTTCTTATAGTCCTTCAAAGCCGTAGAAAGGGCCTTAAACGGGTTGCGGGTCTGTATTTCGTCCTTGGCTTCCCGCAACTTGCTTAAAACTACGTCTAAGTCTTGCGGGTTAAGTTCTACGCCTAATTGGGCCTTTTGCGCTTCGATTTTATCTATAAGGGCCTGTATTTGCGCCGTAGTAAGGTCGTCGAGGTTCCCGAAAAGTTGCTCCCAAGCCCCGGAATCGGTCAATTCCTGCAACGCTGCGGACGAAAGGGCCTTATTCTTGGCTTCCTGCAATTTCGCTACTAATTCTTCGTTATTCTGCTGGGTTGCCAATGCTATTTTTTCGTCGTATTGC